CGACCTCTGTATCAACGTTAAGTGCTTCCTCGATAGAATCAAAGTTTTTCATAGTTCTCCTATACGTCTATTCCCTGAGATGGACTGGATGTTTTACCATCGCTAAAGAATGATGTCATTTCATCGAATCCAAAGTCATCACCAAATTCAATTGATGCATTATCAGTTGCACTGAGAACACCAATAGATGCATTATGTTCATGTTTTGCAGCAATCGTATTATCATGACCACGGAATACAGTTATATTCTGACCACTGATACTTCTAATTTTCATAATTTCGGTATCAATGATAATTCTCTGATTTGCAGATAAATCAGTGGTTGCACTCACTTTGAAGGTTGTGACCTTCTCAGATATTGCACCATCAATGACTGTAGCTGTATCATCATCGTAATTTTGTTTTGCAGTTGGTGTTGCACTATATCTAATATTACGTCTTGCAGTTTTAATATTAGTACTAGTGTAGTAATCAACATCAACTTTCTTGATAAGACCCTCTGGATTATCTGCAACTGGCCCAAATAGGTATGTTTTTGCAGTAAACGCTAAAGTATAGATGATTGTTCTACGAGATTCAAAACCACCTTCATATTGATCACTGTAGTTAATACTTTCCAAAATTATTGGAATATCCTTCTTCTCACCAATTGAACTGATTAAGTTGATTGTAATATTAAATGAAGGTTGAAAATATGGGACAATCTGTTCTAATATTTGTAATGCATCATCACTCAACTTAGCCATGATACTAAGTTCAAATGAAATGTTATATGGAACAGGCATATAAACTTTCTTTGCATTTGTTCCATTTCTTGTAAGGAATGTTTGTGCGATTCCAGTCTTACGAGTTGGATCATACTGTAATCCTTGCATCTCAAATGAGAGTCTTGGAAGAGTTATTGCGATATCTCTGTCTAAATTTGGTTCCTGTTGAATTCTTGCCAAAAATTTCTGCATTGGCCCATAAGCCAATGGCACTTTTAGGGTGCTAAAAGTTGTCCCACTCGTATCTTTGTGTCGAACGCTAATATTATTAAAGAGAGTACCGAAACCGATAACTGTCTTTCTTAATATTTCATGATAGAAATAAGTACCTAACATATCAAAGCTTTCTAACTATTTAGAATGTTCCGAACGGATTGCCCTCAGAGAAGTCTAATATGGCATCAGCTTCGGTTTCAAAATCAGCATTATCACTATATTGATCTGCCTTATATTGAGAATTTGGATAATCATTTGGTGTATCATAATCCACAGATTGTATTACATATTCTGCGCCAGATTCAAGACCTTTGATCTTCTCACCAACTTGAAATTCCATCTTGGTTAAAAGACTTACATCAAGAGTTCTAGACCCTGCATCCCATACTTTGACTCTTGCAGTCTCTGAAGAATCAGATGATACTTGAACTGTTTCGTTAAAGATATAATCACCATCTCCTATTGATGTTGCAGCACCGATTGTAATTGTTGGTGTAGATGTATATCCACTACCAGCGTTACTAATTCTAACAGCACTAATTGTTCCGCCAACCATCACTGCCTCAGCGGTTGCATCAGTTCCTCCCGATGGTGCAGTAGAAATAGATACATTTGGTGTTGTTGTATAACCTGATCCACCAGTGGTTATGGTAACAATACCTACAGAACCTAGAGTAGTGATGCCAGCAGTCGCTATACCAGTGCCTGGCACGGTTATAGTTGGTATTCCGATATATCCACCGCCAGGATTGATTAAAAGAATTTTATCGATAGATTTACCAGTTGCAATACCAGATCGTGATGTCATGATTGCAACAGCAGTTGCGTCTACGCCAGGTGAAGTGCTAATCGAAACGGTAGGTGCAGTAAGATAACCATACCCATCATTCTGTAAGAATATTTGTTGAACAGCTCCAAAGTTAAGAGTTGTATTTGCAGTTGCAGTACTACCAACGCCTGATAAAACTAATCTTGCAATATAACCTTCTGTTTGAACAATCTCATCAATCGTATTGACATTTGTATCAATGACTTCATCTTCATATTCAAATAGTTCACATTGCAACTGATAAACGTAGTTTTTTTGTAATTGATAAAACGGTTTCTCATGTTCTACAAACTTAATTTCAAATATTTTTTGACCTAAAGGGAAAAATATCAAATCTCCTTCCTTTGGTCTATTAAACAAAGTGTAATCGTCATTTTTTTCTAAAAATGGTGCAACTGATTCCTCAAATCTTTCCCTAGATATTACAAATGTCGCTTCATCAGTAACTCGAACACCAAATTTTGAAAGTATATCTCCTGATCCAGCATATCCATCAATGTTCATCAAGTATGCTTCAAGAGGGAATGCCTGATCAAATCTAGATTCAGTTACCTCTTTCATAATTGTTCTAGATGTAACTAACTTACGAGGAATATAATGACACTCAATACCATACATCCTTAGTTGTTCATTAACTAAGTCTTGTACTAAACCTTGCTCCCCTTTAGAGCCCTGTAGAAAAAATGGATTTAACATTATCCAATCATATCCAATGGTGGCATTTCATAATCACTAGACATCTTCGATCTGATCTCTGCAAGTTCTCTTTCTCCATCATCATAAATTTGACGACCATTTAATTGAATACCGCCAGGTAATTGAACACCTTGAAACTTGATTAAATTTTGTCCCCATTGTCTTTTACATAATGCTGTAAAATATCTCTTCAAAAATTGATCATTATATACTTTTGTAAAATCATCTGGATCTAATATTCTGAAACAATCAATCACGAAGAAGTCATCCTTGTTTATTTGTGCCCAATCAACATCAATATAAAGACGGTCTTGACGAATATTAAATCTATATCTTACGTCAGGATTTAATAAGAAAGTAATGTCTTCAAGTTTAGTTTGAACCATTGAATATTGAAGAAGATCAATTGATCCAAAAGCGTATAAGTCATTTAAAAATAACTGATAACGAATATTAAACAAACCATCATAGACAGTATCTGATCTGACTTTGAATATTTGATTAACCCCAATCACAGATGAGGGCATTTGTATATAATTATTATTTTCTTCTATGTTGAAAGTTGTTGATAATCCAACTGTTGATGTAGTAGTGGTTGTTGTAATTCCTAAAGTTGAATCTCCCCCTCTTGCTTGACCTCTATCAATATCATCTTGTGTAATTTTATATTTCAAATACATTCTTGCAATACCATCATAATGTCTTTCTTGATATATTTGGATAGCATCGTCTAACAGATCTTGAAACTGTTCATCTGCAACGTTGATTTCTAAGACAGGAAATCCGAGTTGTCTCTTTGCGTAATCAATTAAACCTTCTCTTGAAGTTGGTTGAGCCATTATTCACCTCTAAGTTGAAATACCAGTTCTTACAAGTACATTACCTTCTATTACTTTAAAGAAAGTAGAACCAGAACTTACGTTGATATCATATAGATATCTACCCTCAGTTAAATCTCTAGTAACGGTTGACCCCATTGAAAGAGTTATTCTTCCATTTGTGTCACCAAGAGTTACACCGAAAGTATTTGCAGTTCCAATTGAAGACTTCTTCATATTGCTTCTTCCTGTATAGTTAGAAAAATCTATACTAGAACCAGCAGAAGTTTTGACGGTAAAGGTAGTGTTAAAATCTGCACCAGAAAATATAGTAAGATTTACACCATATGGAACAGCGACATCTGGATCAAAAGTGATTATCTGTTGTTGTGCCATTTTTCTAATTATTTAGTTTTTGAACAAGAGTAGATAAAAGACCTTTAATTTCTCCTAACTCACCCTTCACATTATCAAGATCCTCTTTCATTTTATCTAACTCTAGATTTTTATTTTCTGCATCCTTTTTTCTTTGCATATATGCAAGGTATGCCTTTTTATCTCTATTGATAATCGCTGTGGATTCTGAATCTCGAAAGAATCCAGACTTTCCCTCAACTGGAGTATAATTTGTCATTATGCAACTGCAATGGCTCTAAGTTCTTTAATAAGTGTCGGTTTTGCTTGATCAGTTCCAACCATATCAATCTTAATCTGAAACTTAGTAAATGGTGGTAATTCCCTTGAACTGAAAGTATAATCTTTAAATTCAGCACCAACTGAGGAAGTTATTTGATCATCTGGTCTTCCACTGTTGTTAGAGACATTAATAACTTTACCATTTTGATCAATATTATCAAAGCCTGGGAATAATTCAAAATCCACATCCATACTATTTTCACTTGAACCTTCTGCGATAGTTTTAAAGAATACACGAATATCAGAACTAGATCTTCGATACGCAGCAAATTCAACTTTGAGATCAGTTGCTGGATTATCTAATTGAATTAAATTAGAAACGTATGTTGAAGCGCAAGGATCTTGACCTGTTTGATTTACACGGTTATCAGTTGCAAAGTTTGATACAGGACTATTAAGACGGTTTGTTGTTAGAACAGTGCTAACTCTGTCTAAATCAATAACAGGAGAAACATTTGGACTATCACTAGTCATTAATACTTCAAATGTCAATGATTTATTTCCTGGCAAATCAGATAATTGACGATCCTCATTAACTTTGGAGGCCACCATTCTTGGAGTTTCAAAGTGATTTTGAGCGTTGAGTCCAACAGCTTCAAATCCTTGGTCTGCAAATGATGATTCTGAACCATCAACACTTGTTGCAGATATGGTTCTAATACGACCACCAACTGATGTGCCTGGCGGTGTCATTGTTGTGACATTTGGTGTAATAGTTTCAAACTGTATGTTTTGTGTTGCTTTTACATTAGTTCCACCACCACGTTTTGAGGATGAGAAGAAACGATCAGGTATAGATCCTCCACTTCTATCTGTGCCATCACTATTCATATCAACTTTAATATGATAGAAGTCTAGATCTTTGTCATTTGGAACAGTCGCAGCTGGACTATTCATGTCATGAATCTTGTTAATTCTTCGGAGAGAAACACCAGAAAATTCATATTTTCTAATTATATCTCCTGATGAATGACTTGATTGAACAGTGCTATCAATACCTCTAGTTGTAACACCAGTAATAGAACCATTTGCAACGCCAGTGTAAGATAAAATCTCATCTCCGATAATCGCATATCCATAATTTGTTGTTCCAACTCCAACTCCTTCAAATGTGGCAAAGTTAGATGATGAAACGACTGATATATCAGATGTTGCATCATTATCATAATCAACAGTTAATTTAGTCTCAGGAACATCTGATTGAACATCAGACATCTTAACTAAATTATTAAATGCATGTAAACCATGAGCTCTATGATTAATTTTAAAATGTAATCCATCATTTGTTGAATCAACATCAAAGGAACTGATTGTCACACCACTTCCAATATTACCGTCTGCTGTAACACCAAGACCAGTAGTTCCATCAAGTCCAAGAACAGCAGAACCATTATTAAATCCAACTGTTCCAACACCAGTGACAAAAGAACCTTGAATGTTATCAACAATTATACTGTTTCTTTCAGTGATCACTCCAACAGAAACAAGAGCACCACTTCCATTTCCAAGACCCAATGTTCCAATTCCAAGAGTGTCTCCTTGTGCATAGTTTTTACCACCACCATTTGTGATAGTTACAAATCCAACTTCCCCATTATTAACAACAACATTAGCAATTGCTCCACTTCCCTCACCAGTTTGAGTCACAAGTGGTATGTCAGTGTACACTAAGAAACCACTGGAGGGAGTATAACCAACTCCAGAATTAATGACACTCGTTTCAGTTGCAGCAACACCAGCAACATTAATCAGGGTTCCAGATGCATTTAGATTACCAAATTGACTAATTTTAACGCCAGGCACTAACCCAGCTGTATCTGGAATAGTGACTCCTAAACCAATAATTGCTTTTTTAGATAAAGAAGTGATTGGATTAGGTGCTAAAGTTGGAATCTCATCATTACCAGATGATAATTCTGAGTTGAAGAATCTACCCACAGATGGTTCTGTGTTAAACACAGCCCTTCTGATGGTAAACTTCATATCTTCATACTGACTAGGATCCCATGTAGTACCATTCTGTGACTTGAATAGAGAACCTAAGTATGGTTGTTGACTAATTAATACCTGTTGCTCGTCTGGTAAATTCGCAGTTGATATATCAACTTCTCCCATTCTTGATATCCAACAGTTATAATTTTCTGCTGGAGTTACAAGAACCAAAGCATATTCCTGTTCACCAGTTAGATATATTGGTGATTCAAAGGTAAATGTAGTTGGAATTGATGCGTCTTCTGATACATTAACTTCACTTGGATCTTTAACAACAACACTAAATGGTAAGATCTTAGATGTTGGTAAACCAGTCTCAACAGTTCTAACTTGTAATGTAAGAGGTAATTCCTCATCTTTAGTTTGCATGAATACATCAACAGATGTGATGAATATACCAGTGGTTTCATCAACACGGAATGTTTGTGCAAGAGGGTCATAATATTGAACACCTGTAACCGCAACTGATTGTCCAGCAGGGCCTTCAACTTTTCTTGTAATTCTATCATTTAGAACTCTTTGTTCCTCTGTTGACAATCTTTCAATTTGTGGAGTCTTAATACTTAATACTTGTTCTTGAACTGTATCTAACTCTCCCAATGACTTAAAGTTTGCTTCAGCAGATCCAGTCACAGTTCCAGAAACTGTAGAGTTTACTGGACTTGTAGTTAAACGAAGAGTTTTTGTACCAGTTTCAAATCTTGGATTTGCATCTATATTTGGATCTGGTATTTCAAAACATCCTTTTAAAAATCCTAAAGTATCAGTTATAAGTCTGACATTTGTTATTGTTGCCTCTGCACCACTTG